GTAATGCTGACTGAAAGAATCAACACTCTCCGTCCTAGCACTGTTCGTAAAAAGATGAACAAAATGGTAGCTGAAAGTATTGCTCGTACAAAAGATGTAGTCAAGACTCCAAAAGCTACAACTAAAACAAACACACAAAATTTTGATGATGTTATTATTGCTCTGAGAAAGCAAGTAATGGAAGATGTTGTAAGCGAACTTCTAAGTCGCATGCAGAAATAACCGTTTTGTTTTAGTGTTCATACACCTCAGAAGAAATTCTGAGGTTTTTTTTGTTTAAAAGTTGCCCAATTGAAATTTAGTTCGTACCTTTAGGCCAGCTTAGGCAAGGGCGGGCACAGACACCGGAGGGATCAGAGGTACGCTGGACCTACCCCCCGGTCCCAAAAAATTTTAGAATTTTCCTAAAAAAAGTTGGCTAGTATGAAAATTGGGCTGACCTTTAGGTCCTAAATCAAAGTTATGAACAAAAATGCAACACTAGAGATGGTTCCTATGACAGAGTCAGAAATCCGTCAAGCAGCTCCACAGGCGTACGCTGCTACACCAAAGCCTGGAGTATCTGAAAGGTATTTATTCCTTCCTACGTCTCTTATCATCGAAGACATGAAGACATTAGGCTGGGAGGTATGTCAAGCTAAGGCAAGTAAATATCGTAATGAAGTAAACAAAGAGTTCGGTAATCATGTTATAAGGTTCTTCAATCCTGATATCTACATCAAAGATTCAGAAGGAAACATTGAAGCATATGTAAATGTGTTAGTTATGAATTCTCACACAGGTAGAGGTTCCTTTAAGTTCGAGTTAGGACTCTTCCGTAAGGTATGCTCTAACGGTCTAGTAGTAAAGGACAGAGACTTCGGTAGCTTTCAGCTTCGTCACAAAGGATACACCTTCGAAGAGTTGAAAGGTACTATGCAGAGTGCTATCGACCGTCTGCCTGACTTAGTAGGTAGAATCAACACTCTGACTCAGAAGATAATGACTCCAGAGCAGCAACTAGAGTTCGCACAGAAGGCATTCCAGTTAAGGACTTCTCCTGAGAGACTGCTTAGCCAAGAAGACCTCAAGGATATGTTAACTCCAAGAAGAGCAGAAGACAAGGGAGACAACTTGTGGGTGGTATTCAATAGAGTTCAAGAAGGAGTAATGAGAGGAGGCTTCATGTCAATAGGAAGTAACGGAAGACTTCGCAAGGTGAAAGGAATAAGAAACATTCAAAAAGATTTACAACTCAACCAATCACTCTGGGAGATGGCTATGACGTACGCATAGCTTTGATTGGTTAATAAGTACGGTCCCCTGTCTAGGGGGCCTACTTTTTTTTCTTTCTCCTGTTGCTTTTAATTTATCAATCATTGTATCTTTACAACCTCAAATCAAAGTTATGAAAAGAACAGCAAGCTGGACTAAATGCTTTCCCGCCTTCTCTGAAATCGAAATGTTAAACCCTTCTGAAGTAGATGGAGACTTTGTCTTCGAAGTAACAAGAAGCTACGATGGAGTCTTCGAAGAAGAGTTCTTCGATGTGGAAGCCATCATGAATGAGAACGTTCCCGAGTTCGAAGTACACGAAGGTGGCTACGAACTAACCGATGAAGAGACTAAGACCATGTTCCAGATGGTGTTGATGTACAAGAACCAAGAAACATCCTAAAAAAATTAAAAAAAAGTTGGAAAGGGATTATTGTTTGGAGTAACTTTAGGTCCTTAAAACTTTAAACAATATGACCAGAACCAAAGATGCGACAGTGCAGGCCTTTGCTGCAGCCTTCAATGTAGACCCCAAGACAGCCGAGGACACTATTATTGATCTTAATTGGGATGTAGAAGGAAAGCTTACAGAAGGTACAACCTTTCACGGACACAAGGTAACAGAAGTAATCTCCTCACCCAAGAAGCTAACCAAGTGGAAGCTCAAAGGAGAGAAGAGAGAAAGGAGTATGAGAATAAGAACCTTCATTCAAGACTACACCCAAGGCACTTACTACATCCTAGTACGTGATCATGCCTTGCTAGTAAAGGACGGACAGGTAATAGACCATAACCCTAAAGGTATCACAGAGAAGCACATCGTTAAGGTAGCCTTCCGCATAGAACCTACTAACGACACACCTTCAACTGATGCTGCTACGACTTCAACTGAGTACAGATGAGAGCAGTATGAACCCAACGTGATTACAGCTGATACCGCGATATATGCGGGATATGGCAGGCCTGTTTGGAGTTACACCCGCCCGTCAAAAATTAAGCAAGTGCTTAATATATACCAATCTCAAGTGTAGATTTGTATAGTAACTTCCCCTCTGTTTGTTGTTGGGAGGGGAGTTACCGGCCGGGTAAAAATTTTTAAACCTTAAAAGTATATACCATGAGCCAGTTTAGAAGGATACTAGTAGAAGAAGCTCAATTTTATATTCCTCTCAGGCCCGGTGAAGGCAGTAGAGCTGTTGCTTATACCCTAACTCCCTCAAAGGAACCCGGTTTTGAAGGTTGGGAAGATGTAACGTATTATGGTGAGAGTATCTTCGATGCCTCAGGTGCTGTAAGAAATCCCGAGTGGATATATGTTTTGGTAAATAGATCTGTCCCGGGTATTTGCAAGATAGGGATGACTACTACTTCTGTTAGGCAAAGGGTTGCTGAATTAAACGCTGCTACTGGGGTAATCACTCCTTGGTTTTCAGTTTATTCTTACAAGTGTGTAAATTCAAGATTGCTTGAAGAAGAGATCCATGTAGCCTTAGAAAAGTCTGGACACAGGGTTAATCCCCGTAGAGAAGGTTTTGAGTGCACCACAAACGATGCTGTTCGTATCATTGAAGAGCTGGGTTGGAAGTACCAGGCGCCTAACTTCGATGGTCCCCAAGAATATGACAGTTATATGGATCTACCAAGCGATCCTCAAAATTAACCATTTTAAAATCGTTTTAATGGACAATTACGACTACGATATACACAAATTTACATGGTCAAAAGAAAATAACTCTTTCTACGGTGATGCATGGGAGCTTGAGACTTGTTATAAAGGTCGACCGATGTGTTTTCCTTCTGGTAAGTCTAAGTTTAGGATTCTAAACCCTATGACTCAAGGTTTTAGAGTTTTTACCTTTAGTAAAGAAACCGGTGATCACTATTTATTTGTGAGTGAAGATAGCATCCGGTGTGTTATCTGTATTAACCCTCTCTACTATGACAAAGAAGTCCCGCAATACCCTAATTGAGGCAGGCAACATGATGGCCTCCGACCCCATCAACCCTGACAAAAGGGTTGGACTCGGTGACTTACTCATACGGGAACTAGATCGTCTACTCCAAGCTAAGAGTATTACACCTGTTCAATACTCAATGGGTGTTGATTTTATTAAGGTTAATGAGAAACCAATTAACCATATATACGCGGGTAAACCACACGCGCTTCGACACTCTTTAATGTTTGTTCTTTCTTATTTGCGTCAATGATATTTATAAGAAATACTATTTAGGTGATCAAACTAGCAGAATTAGTAGCTATTACAACTCAAATGCCAAACGAAAAGGCTAGGATGAGAGATTACTTGAAAAGGGGATCTAGAGATCAAATTAACTTACATCCAAACGACTTTACTGTAGCTGGTAGCCAAAAGGGTACTATCGAAGGTAAGGGAATGTTAGATACTTCAAATCATCCCGAAAATAAAAATAAAACAGTTCCTTGGTCATGGGATCAAGCAAGTCTTTTTGAGGACCTTCACGGAGCTTTAATAGGTAGAGAGTTTGAAACATTGGGTGATTTGAAAAAGATGGTAATTAGGCTTAAGTCTGCTGGTTATGCTGAAAGCGAAATAAAGGAATTTATATTAAACTACATTGGATAATGAACACGTTTAACATGAAACAATGGCTTACTAAGAATAAGGTAGGTCCGTACTCTAAGACAAAAATTAATGAGAGTCACGAAGGTAACGATCAGTGGTTAGATAGGTTTTACGATGAACTCCAAGGATTGAAGGCTGATCAATGGATTAAAAAACAAATCATGGATATTCCTTCTCATGATCTTATTAGTTTGTACGGTGACACTACACCTGAGAATGCTCTTAAGGATGTTGTAAAGAAGATGTTTCATTTTGCCAAAGAAGGAAAACAAACATTAAGAGAAAGGGATATGTACGAAGTTGGTGGTAGTCAATCCATGTCACAAGCAGATTTCTTTTTAGATGGAGTTGAGTATATGGCTAATTTATATTTAAACTGGACAGGTATGTATCATTCCGAAGATGGCGAATTTGATTTGGAAAGTATTAAATATGATGTTGAAGTAACTGAATTAGCAAAAGATAACGGTACTGAATACGTTCCTATAACAAATCCTGAAGAAATAAAAGCTTTTGCTAAAAAATTAGAAACTGATCCAAATGCACGAGAACAAATTCTAGACTATATAGACTTTAGTAAGGCTGAAGAAACATATGATGACAGTCCTCCAGCTTGGTTAGATGAAAAGAATACTAAAAATGAGCAGATAGGTGTAGGATACGCTTCAATAACAAAACCAAGCGATCCTAAGTACTAACTGTTGGAAATACGAAAATTTTTCCGTAACTTCTTTTTAGAATTAAAAATTCGCTTTCATTTCTAGAAGAAGAAAGAGAAGAAGAAAAGGAAATAAAAGAAAAAGTAAATGAAAAAAGTAAGGGTTCTCGGGCTACCTACATGCGGTCATTGTAGGATGTTAATTGATGAGTTAACAGATCAAAACATTCCTTTTTTATTTATAAACGTAGACGGAGAGTCTAAGATAGCTGACTTTGCTGAACAGAATCTTGGGACTGAAAACTATCCAATTATCTTGATTGGTGAAGATGATAATTTAGTTTACGTTTATCAACCTGACCATGCAAGGGACTTTGGTAGGATGGAAGCTTTAGATGGACGTACTAAGATTGGTGCATTTACTATTGATGGAATCATTGAAGCTATTAAAACAGAATTATGAAATATAAACAAACGGTTTTACAAAAACTAGAGAGTGTGGAGAATGCTATCAATGGTTTGATGTCGATGCTTTCTCAGCCCAACCTCACCAGAGAGCAACTTGATCAGTGGTATCAGTTTTGTAAGAGTAAACTAGAGGAAATACAAACTTTAGTAAATTCTCAAGAAGATTCCATCTAACCCGTTGCTAAATCGGTTTCAGTTTAGTATATTAATAGTAAAATCTATAATATGCTATCTGCAGAACAAATTCAAGAAAGCTTAAATAGCTTCTATTTTCTAATTGATAAGTTTATTTCTGAGCCTCGTAAAGCTCAGCTTTTAAAATTATACAAGGAGTTTGAAGAAGTGCTTGCTACGGCTCCTGCTTCCTCTAAAGCGTCTTTTCACAATTCATTTCCAGGTGGATATCTTGATCACGTAGTTAGAGTTACTAAATGTGCTATCAAACAAGCTCAACTATGGAAAGAGGTAGGTGCAGATGTAGAAACCTTTACTCAAGAAGAGTTAGTGTTTTCTGCTATCAACCACGACTTGGGTAAGCTTGGCTTGAACGGCAAACCTCGCTATATTCCTAATGATTCAGAATGGCATATTAAAAATCAAGGTGCTAATTACAAGCCAAATGTAGAGCTTCCATTCCTCCCAGTTCAAGAAAATTCACTATTTATACTGCAACAAGCTGGCATCCAACTCACTCTAAATGAATATATTGCAATAAAAATTCACGACGGGTTATACGATGAAGCTAATAAAGCTTTTCTTATTTCAGGACAAAATGAGTCTAAATTAAGAAGTTGTTTGCCACTTATTCTACATCAAGCTGACCTCATGGCTTCTCGTATTGAATGGGAAACTGAGTGGTTAGGAAAGGTTGGAGTAGCAAAAGCAAAAGAAGTTAAACCCGCTTCTGCTTCACAATACAAACAGCAAGCAGATGCAAAAAAACTACAAGCGATTGGTAGTAAGAACGCAGGATTACTTGATGCACTAAAAACTTTATAATATGATATTTGGATGGGTAATGCTATTCATTTGGATAGCAACAGTAGTAGGTTGGGTAATCTTCAATCTCTATAGAAAAAACGTAAAGCTGGAAACTACAGTAATTAATCAAGCAACCTTTATAAACAATCTTCAATCTCTCATCGGTGAGTCGGATAAGGCTCTTAAAAACCTAGATGATAAGATTTGGCTAGAGAGCGATAAAGAGTTGCAAACGGTTTTTCAAAATTTAAAATCCATACAGGAAGCACTAAACCAATTTAACAAACAGTAATGGTAAATGATATTTTTAAGCCAGAGGAGACGGAACCGTCACTAACAAAAGATGGTAAGGTAAGAAAGAGGAGGCCAAAAAAGTCAATAGATTACTTTACTTTAGATACCCAAGCAGCAATTCTAAAATACAGATTAGAAACGAATGAGGCAAGAAGGAATAAAATTTTTAATGATGAAATCTACTATGCATTCTACAAGTTAGCTGAAAACATCATACACACCTTTAAGTTTTACTATACAGAAGTTGATAACATAAACGAACTCAAACACGAAGTAATTGCTTTCCTTCTTGAAAAGTTACACTTGTACGATGATACCAAAGGTAAAGCATATTCATATTTTGGAACTATTGCCAAACGATATTTAATTGTTTACAATAACAATAACTACAAAAGGTTAAAGGGTAAAGCTGCTGTAGAAGAAGTAGACGAAGATAAATCCATAACTAACTCCCTAATCTTAGAACAAGGGTCATATCCACCAGAAGGATCATTCTTTGATATTTTTGTGAATTATGTAGATGAAAATCTTTTAGAAATATTTCCAAAACCTCAAGAAGCTAGGGTAGGAGATGCTATACTAGCCTTGTGCAAAAGAAAAGAACACATAGATATTTTTAACAAAAAAGCTTTATTTATTTACATAAAGGAGATTACAGATGCTCCAACACCCACAATTACAAAAGTAATTAAATCTCTTAAGGTGATTTATAAGGAAATGTTGAATAAATATCTAGAAGAGGGTACAAAATTAGACATTTTTTCTAAGTAACTATTTATTTAAAACGTATTCATGGAGCAAGATTTCGATTTATACGACGGTAAGAGGTATTCTGACCTTTTAAAAGATATCGTTAAGAATCACAAAAATAAGCAGTCTCAAATCAAAGTTTTGATTGAGCAACTTACAGATATGGTAAGCGAGCCTGGTGATGCAGTAATGCTCGTTCCTTTAATTAAAGGTTATTTGGATTCAGATATTAAAAATGACGAGGCTTTGGTTAAATTAGCACAGGTAACTAAAAAACCAGCAGCCACTCAAACAGCTGATGCAGGATTTAGTGATAAAGATTTAGAGTTGTTATTTAAAGATATTCAGACTAATACAACACCTCTTGAAGAAAAAGAAATAAAAGAACTACCGAGTGGCGAATAGTTTAAACATATCATTACTTGAACAGATAAATAAAGTAGTTCAGGACGAAGTTTCAAAAAAAAATAACAGTAACATAGCAAGGGTTACTCATGTCGTATACGGACCATTTCTTGTAGGTACAACTATACCAGATCCATATTACAAAGATCCAACTAGTATAGGAAATATCACATTTGAATCTCTTTCTGGAACTGATTACAGGACCTCAAATAGTTCAGGCAACCCTATTGCTAAACCTTTGAATTCTAACTTCAAACAACTACCTTTAGAAGAAGAACTTGTTAGTATAGTTATTGGACCAAGTGTTTTAATGAACGAAGACAGAGAAGCTCCTGAATTGTACTACACAGCACCTTTCAATTTATGGAATGCTGCACATCACAATGCCTTCCCTGATGCAGGTGATCTAGAAAGCTTCTCAAATATTTCTAGAAAAAGCTATCAGCAATCTACTGTATCTAACCAACCCAACAACGTTTCTACTACATCTTCTGTAAACTTTCCTTTAGGACCAAACTTTTCAGAACAGTCGGATAGGAAAAATTTGAGAATCTTCCCAGGAGATTTAACAATAGAAAGTAGATGGGGAAGTTCAATAAGATTTGGATCTACTACACCAAAAGGAACAGAACTAAATCCATGGTCACAAAATCCTCAAAGTATACCTGGTAACCCAATAACAATAATTAGAAATGGTCAAGGTAGACAATTAGATCAAGAAGGGTGGGTACCTACAATTGAAAATATAAACAGAGATCCTTCCTCTATCTATCTTACTAATGGACAACAGATTATAATAGACGATATACAAAACAATTTTAAACTTAACAGCTTGAAAGTTTCACTAAAGAGAACTACTTCAAACTCAATTCCTCTTCAATCACAACTCGCAAGTTTTGAAAGTATTTCAGCTTTAACCCAAGACCAAAACGCTTCTAATGTATAAACCAGTTTTTCCATACCTAGGTAATCAAGCCATAGTTAGTTCAGGAAGAGTGGTTATACACTCAAGTGACGATTTTATATTTTACTTTGGAAAGAAAGGCGTAGCTATTTCCTCACCTGCCACTTTCACAGTAGATGCTGAGGAAAAAACTATCATAGCTTCACCCCAAATACAATTAGGATTGGAAGCTGACCAACAAGTTTTCAGAGGTAATGAAACAGCTAAACAACTAGGCAATGTGCTAGATCAGTTGAAAGAACTTGCTTCTATTATAACAACCATGAAAGCGACTACAATAGAAGTAACAGTAACACAACTTAATGCATTAGGACCTATTCTAAAAGACACTCTTGAACGAACAAGCGGTAGTTTATCATCTAACTGTTTATCTAAAACAACATATACTCTGTAATGGCACTAGGTGATGCTTTAGAAAATATAATTAACGCTGCTGCAAAAGGAGTAGGCAACCTACAAGTGGGAGTTAATAAAGTATTGTGGGGCAGTGCAAACACACAACCAGTAGCTACAGCAAAATATGATCCAG